AAAGATCCAGTAGTATTAGCGGCCTTAGGAGCTGCTGGTTATGGTGGTTTACTTGGCGGTGCAGGAACTGCTGCAGGTGCTGGTGTTGCTGACTTAGCAGCTGCTGATATAGCTGGTGGTTTGATTCCTGAGTTTGGAACTAACGCAGCTTATAACTCATTCATGACAAGTGCCATGACTCCCGCAGCCATTGCATCTATGGAAGCTTTAGTTGCAGCTAACCCGGAGATGATTGGTTCAGTTATCACAGCCCCAGATGCAGCTGCAAAGTTTGCTCCATCGGGTTTGACAGCTGCGCAAGTAGCTCAGCTAGTTAATGCTGGTTGTAGTCTTGCTGGAATCATTGGTGCTGGAAATGCTGTCTCTAATATGGGTGGTGGTGGAACTACAACGGCAGCTGGTGTGTCAATTCCTACACAAGGTACTCCACAGTACAATGCTGATTATTATGCAAGAGTTCAAGGTGCATACAATCAAGCATTACCGGGTATGCCTCGTGATGTAGTCTCTAACCTTGCTGCATGGTACGGTGGTGATGCAGGGATGATGTCAGGTACTGATACAGCCAATACAGCTATTGCTAAGCAGGTAACTAAGACTCCAACTAAGTTAGTTGATCCTATGACATCCTTGATGAATGCTTATAGGTCTGGTAATGTAGCTGACACTAAACAAGCTCTTATTGGTGCTCTCAATGCTGGTATGACTACTGAGCAACTCAAAGATCATGTGACACGTAACGAGCTTTTAACCAAACTAGGACTAGGTGCCCCTAACCAATTTGGGTTCTTAGGCGATCTTGGGAAAACAGCTTTAGCTAATCCTTTGCCCACGGCCCTTATACTTTCATCATTGGCTTCACTAGATCAAGAAGAGAAGCCAAAAGGAAATAACACTTTACTCTTAATCTTGGGTATTGGTATCGTTGTTTACCTTATCCTAAAAAAACTTTAAAATTATTCTATTTGATTATCAGCGAGTTATGATTTATTTATGGCTTTTTGTAAAAAATGTTTGGATATTAAATCTTAATTAAGATATTTGAATACCGAAACAAACCAATCGGTCTAAAATTATGACAAACTTCATTACATCACAAACACATCCAAATAGAGGTAGTATTACTATTTTATCTACTATTAAAAATGATATAGCTTGTGGGCCTTTTAAATTTTATGTTAATAATCAATCAGCACCTGGAATAGGTTCATCACAAGCTATTAAATATGAATGCGAAGGATTACAAGCAGAAAGCATTCAAGAAATTGCTAATTTATTAGCATTAGTAAAATAAAACCTATAATTTATAAAAACTATGTTCAACTATCAACAAGAACCATCATTTGAGCAAGGCTTAAAAGATGCAATTAACAAGCTAACTAATCAGCTACCAGGTGTACAAAAAGACCCTTACAAGTCAAGACAAGTACACGCAAGAATCCAAGTATTTAAACGAGCCTTACAATTATTAGATGATTTACCAAAAACAACAAGCACTACAAATTAAGTCGCTGGGCATAGGGGAGACTATGCAAGTAGACAAACGAGAAGGCAACCGAATACGAGCCTTACTATCGTATTACAAAACTTATAACGGCAAGACTTACTCTTGCAAAGAATTAACCAAAAATTGTTTAACCATAACCCGAAAAAAATGAAGAAGTTAAAAAATCCAATTATTGAAGATATTAACATAGTTAAAATAGACTATCAAAACACCTATTATACCGAATACACCGATGGTTTTATTATTTACCACCATAGATTTAAACAAGCAGACCTACGCTTTTGGGTATTAGAAAACTACGATATTTCGAGAGGTCAAGTTAAAATAGAATTAGACCCTACAAGTATGGAACAGGCAGAAAATCCTATTTACTTTACACAAGATGTAGAAGAATTTATTAACGAAAATTACGAAGAATTGATTTTAGCAATCTTAAAGCAACCAGTATTGGCTTGTCAATCTACTTTTGCTAATACATTGTATGATATTTGTAGACCACGATAATGGATATATTCGATAACTTTTTTGGTATCACTTTAGAAGAGATGCTGGAAGAAATAGATAATTGTTACACTATAACTGAAGAATAATGAGCATTATAACTGTACACAAATTTATAGCAAATCCACCGAAGGAAAGTAAGTTGGATAAGTTAAAAAGGCTTTATAGACAAACATTAGAAGATGGTAACTACTGCAAATCAGTCCAGGCTATGTATCTTATAAATAAAGTCAAAGAAGCTGAAATACAAAGGGTTACAAATGATTATGAGCATCATATTTCAAAGCAAATAATTAAAAATAATTACTTAAATTTAATAAAATAAATTGTATCTTTAAAAACCAAAACTTAAAACTATGTCACTATTAAAAATTCAATCGGAGCTAAAAGCACCTAAAAATCAATTCAATTCCTTCGGGAAATACAAATATCGCTCAACAGAGGATATATTGGAAGCAGTTAAACCTTTATTACTTAAGTACGGATGTACTATGATAATATCGGATGCTATTAAAGAAATAGGCGGATTAATCTTCTGCGAAAGTTCTGTTGTACTAACGGACAAAGATGGTCAAACTTTTATATCTTATGCTTCTGCTGGAATAGACCCAAACCGCAAAGGTATGGATATTAGCCAGTCGTTCGGTAGTTCAAGTTCATATTCTCGAAAATATGCGCTCTCAGCCTTATTTCTTTTGGATGATACTAAAGATGCTGATGCAACAAATATGCACGATGCAGTTAAGATGGTTGAGGAAAAACTTAAGCCAACTTTAAAAGTTGGTACTGAACTGTTTGACAAATGCAGAGCAGGTTACCTAAAGGATGCAAAGAATTTAACTGCTATTCAAGAACGCTATTCTATGGATGCAGAGACTTTAAGACTTTTAACAAATAAGCCAAATGAAGTTATTTAAAGCAAGACCTTCATCGTTAGGTAAACTAATGAGCAAGTCAAAGAAGCCAGGCGAATTGTCGCAAACTTGCATAACATATCTTAAAGAATGGTATGCTGGGGATAAGGAAGAACTATCTTCTAAGTATTTAACCAAAGGTATTTTATTAGAAAACGAAGCTATTGAGTTTGCATCTAAAGTTTTATACGGTGGTATTAAAGCCTATAAGAACGAAGATATTTATTCTAACGAATGGTTAGTAGGAACTCCTGATGTAATACTTGAAAATTCTATTATTGATACCAAGTGTTCTTGGAATAGAAAAACATTATTGGATTCAGCTTTAGAGTTAAATACGGATTACGAATGGCAGTTAAGAGGTTATATGATGCTTTGCAATAAAGAGTTTGCTACATTATTCTATTATTTAGGCGATACTCCAGCAGCAGCTAATTACGGAACAAAAGTAAGCTATTCACATTTAGAAGACTTTGAACGCTGGGTTTCTTATGAGTTTAAACGAGATTTATCTATTGAGCAAGAGATAATCGAAAGAGTTGAACTTTGTAGAGCCTGGCTTCAAAAATACGATGCCGAAATACAGGCAAGATTAGGAACACGAATTATAACCCTTTAAAAAAAATAAAATGGCAACAATTATCAACGCATCTATTGATGTAACAAAAATCGACAGAACAAAATTAATCAAAGACAAGTATTTAAACCTATCTATTATCGTAGATGACAAGAACGATAAGTTTGGTAACAATGTTTCAATTACATTAAGCCAGTCTAAAGAAGAAAGAGATGCTAAAGCGCCTAAAACTTATATGGGTAACGGTAAGGTAGTTTGGGGATTAGGTAAGTTAGAAGAAGCACCTAAAGAAGACAATAGTTTACCGTTTTAATTAAAGAAATTGGTGCTGCTGCAAGCGTTCTTTTTGCACCAAAGATAAGAGGTGTCTGCGCAATATTAGGGGAAAGTTTTACAATTTTAGCAGAGATTAACACCCAAGTGCTAACGAGCAGCGTTAGTATTTTAAAATTATACGATATGGATTTTTTAGAGGAATATAGAACTGGAAATGTTACAATAGAGGATTTAAGCCAAAAATATAACATATCCCAAAAGCGAATAAGAGAAGTTTTAAGAGCCAAAGGAATAAGAACAAAGCACCTTAAAACAAAGAAAGTAACTTTAGAAACAAATGCTATTTTTAATGACTTTTTAAAGGAGTATTTAGTTGAAGGTAAGCCAATTAAGCATTATGCAGAGAAGTTTAATGTACCTTTATCTTCGTTAAATAAAAAGCTGGATAAATACTTTAAATTACGAAAGAAGTAGTATATTTGCAATGTATTAAGATACCTAATAAGAAGTTGTGAGCTTGTTAGATATTACCTAAATGGTTATTAAATAACCTGAATCCTGTCGAAACTCACAACCGATGGGTTTCTTTTTTTTACGCTTATGAGTGGATGGATTAAAGTACACAGAAAACTTAAAGACCATTGGATTTGGTCAGACCCTGTTAAGTTCCAGTGGTGGCTTATAATGCTTTTAGAAGTTAATCATAAACCTTGCAAGATGCAGTTAGGATTACAATTAATTGAAATTAAAAGAGGTCAATCTGCTAAAAGTTTACGAACTTGGGCAACCATTTTTGGATGTACTCCAAAGACTGTTTCTGCCTTCTTTAAAATGCTTGAAAGTGATAAAATGCTTGTTATAACAACTATCGGAAAAGGTAAACAAAGCACAACCCTTATAAACATTACAAAATATGAGGATTATCAAGGGGTAGAAGAAACGCAAGATACTACATTAAGTAAACGCAAACTACCTACAATAGAAGAAAGAAAGAATGAAAAGAAAGATATAGGTAAATTTATTATTCCTACTTTAGAAGAAGTTTTAGCTTACTTTGAAGAACATAAATACAAAAAGACTGAAGCAGAAAAGGCTTACCATTTTTACAACAATAGAAACTGGAGTGATTCTAATAATAGACCTGTAAAGAATTGGAAACTTAAAATGCAAGAAGTTTGGTTTAAAGAAGAAAACAAAATAAAAATACAAGCACCTATCATACCAACATTTTACTACTAATGGACTTTATAAAACAATATAGCGATGTACAAGGCGAAATAGATTCGCTTTATGATACAGGATTAATCAAAGGAGAAACAATAGGTTTTCAGGATGTAGATAAACTAATATCCTTCAAAAAAGGTGCAACTTCTTATATTTACGGCACTCCTGCATCAGGCAAATCGGAATTTTGGTGGGAATGTCTAATTAACTTATCAAAAAGTAAAGGTTGGAAGCATTTAATCTTTAGTCCCGAAACGGGAACTCCAGCAGAAATATTTGCAGAGATAATTCATAAGTGGGCAGGTAAGCCATTCTTTGACTTGGATGGTAATAAGCTACAAAGACTTACTAAACAAGAAATGTATAGGTATGGATTAGAAGTTAGTCAATATTTTTACATAATGGATTTAGGGGTTAAAGATATAACTTTAGATGACTTCCACGAAGCGGTTGAGAAATACGGAGTTAAGTTTGATACGGTTACAACAGACCCTTTTAATGAAGTAAAGCACGATTTAAAAGGAGAACAAAGAGATATGTATATGGCAAGGGTATTAGGTAAAATAAGAATGTATGCAAGGGAATATAATTACCATCATACAATTATTATGCACATAGCAAGGGAAACAGGTGCAAAGGTTATAGATGATGCAACAGGAATTAAATATTACCCGCCAGCAGACCCACGATTTATAGATGGTGGCGAAACATCCTTTAGAAAGGGAGAGCAAATGATTTGCGTATGGAGACCACCTTTTGGAGTTTCTAAAGATGGAAACCCTTATCAAGGCAACGAAGTAAAGATTATAGTACAAAAGACTAAACCTAAAGGAGTAGGGGAAGTAGGGGAAGCAACACTTTTTTTTGACAAATGGAAAAACTGCTATTACGAAGAAATTAACGGAAGTAAGAGTTATGCAGGAAATTATGTTACATTTGAAAAACCAAAAATATTACCTTTTTAAACTAAAATTATGAATGTATTATCACTATTTGATGGAATGTCTTGTGGTCAACAAGCATTGGAAAGAGCAGGAATTAAAGTAGATAACTATTTTGCTTCCGAAATTGACAAGTATGCAATCCAGGTTACAATGGCTAATTACCCCAATACTAAACAATTAGGAAGCGTTGTAGACTTAAATGGTTTTGATTTACCTAAAATTGATTTATTGATTGGTGGTAGTCCTTGCCAATCTTTTAGTTTTGCCGGTAAGCGCAAAGGTATGTCTACAAAAGATGAACAAGAAATCCTTACTTTAGAACACTATTTACAATTAAAAGAAGAAGCTTACGAATTTGAAGGTCAATCTTATTTATTTTGGGAATATATGAGATTACTTAACGAAACAAAACCAAAGTATTTTTTATTAGAGAATGTTAAGATGTCAAAAAAATGGAAAGACATTTTAAGCAAAGCTATTGGAGTTGAACCTATTTTGATTAATAGTAATCTTGTAAGCGCACAAAATCGACAAAGATTATATTGGACTAATATTGGTTTAAATCCTGTTGGTTTATATGGAGATTTACAAAGTATAATAGAGCAACCTCAAGATAAAGGTATTTTACTTAAAGATATATTACAAGATAATCCAAATGCTAAATTTTATTTAAGTGATAAGATGGTTCAATATGTAACATAATTTCCTGCATAACTCTTACTTCCGTTAATTTCTTCATAATAGCAGTTGCGCCACTTATCAAAGAATAATGTTGCCTCGCCTACTTCGCCTACTCCTTTAGGTTTAGTCTTTTGTACTATAATCTTTACTTCGTTGCC